GCGCAGCATCGTCTCTTTGATGACGTTGGTGAGGGAACTAGCGAGCGGCATGTCGCCTTGCGCCAATGCCTGGTTGATGTCTTTGATCGCTTGCTGAAGGATGGGTAGCAATTGCACCCATGCCTGCTGATCCGTGCCTTGTCGCGGCTTGCCCGTGCTGCCAGCTTCGATGTCAACTTCTACCATCGTGAACAGGTCGTCGATCGACATGCCAAACGGCCAGAACGCTTTTGGCCCCGCCATACGCTGGGCCTCGCTCGTCGGGATGCACTGCAATGCCTGCTCCGCGCTCCAGTTCGCAAAGTCCGTCAACATGGATTCTTCGCTGTCGCGGTCGCTGCCGGTGCGCGCGTTCGTGCCGGTCTGCTGAATGTTCGCCTCAGTGGCCGTCTTGGGGTTGCCGGGGCCACTGATCGCGGCGGACAGCGCCTCTTGCACGCCAGAGATACGCTCCATATCCGCCAAGATGTATTGCGGATCGAAAACGCGCATGTCGATCGGCGCGACCGGCTTGGCCGTAAACATTTCGGCGAGGTTCGCATTCGGATTCGACATCCTGATTGCGATCAACTCTTGCAGCTTTGCGTTGGAAAGTTTGTTTGCCTCAGTCGCATCTATGTTCGTTGCGTTGAACAAGATCGCTGGAATGGATCGTTCCCGCATAAGACGGAAGTTGCTTCGCACGCTCGAATACTCGTCCTGTAGCTTGTACAAGCGCCATGCGAGCGATTGTGGGTGTCGTTCCCCATCGACTTCGTAGAAAGAAAAATGGAAGTACGGATAAAAACGACTGGCGGCATACGGCGGCGCAAACGGCTCGACGGCCCATTTGTCAACTCCATCGACGATCGTATAGATCGTCAGGGTAGTGCGATCCCAGATTTCAATGGCGCGAACGAATTTCGATGACTGCTTTTCCGATGTCGATGTGGTGAACGCCTGCGCCGTCTCCGCGGTAAGCATACCTTGTGGCAAAACATTGTCTACGTCCCTTGTCGTGAGTTCCTTCGGCCCCTTCTGGTAATACACCTTGGCCGATTTGATGTCCTCGTCTGTCAATCGCGGAAACGTCGAAAGCGCATCGGTCCACTTGATGTACTTCTCGTTGCCGACCCAATTCGCATCCAGGTAATCGCTGATCGACGCGACATCCGTGGATACTTGGATATTTTCCGACGGCACAAAATCGACGACCAATTTTTGCGTGACCGCGAGTTCTTTCTTTTCCTGCAAGGATGCGATCAGCGCGGCCAAGCGCGCCTTCTCTACGTCGAGTTCGTCCGGTGACATTTCCGGGTCCTCGATCATTTCTTGCTGCGCGACGACGCGCTTTTGCATTTCGCGCGCATCGTTCAGCTGCGTCGAATAAGTCTGGGCTTCCGGCGTCGCTTCAGACACCATAACAGCCTTCATCCAACCTTCGCCGTTGGTCAACACACTGCGCACCATCTTGCGCACGACACGCTTCAGATGCGCGTTCTTCCAAAGGCGACTTATAATAATCTCGAGCGTTTTTGGAAACGTCTCGTATTCGGCGGTCCCCGTCTCGTCTACTTGGGGCGCCTTAGAAACGGAAACGTCCGGATCACGCGCGTACAAAAGCGCGACCAGGATGTCGATGTACGCGCCAATGATGTTTGTGGTGACAGCCCAGCTGAGGTCAGATGTTCCAGCGGCGTAGCGGCGATCAATCGCAATTTGCTTGCGGTAGTTTTCATCGAACTTCCTCGCTTCCTCGTACTCGGTGAAGTATTTCTTGACGACCTTTTCTTCGGCCTCGAGGTCAGCGTCCGTCTTGCCAGTCTTGTTCTCTTTCTCGTCAACGCCGTCCACGTCCATGCCGGACATGGCTTGCCGCGGGTCGGTCTGCACCCCGGCAGTGCCGCCCGTTCCGCCGCCGCTGGGAAGGACGCCAGCCACTATTCAGCCGACAGCTTGGCCGCTTTCGCCTGGACGAGCGCGCCGGCTACTTTGACGGCGGCATGCAGCGCAGCCTCGGCGTTGGCGCCGTCGGCCTCGGCCTGTTTCGCCGCGGCTTCCGCGATCGCGATGTCATCCGGGCCTAGCCCAAGATCCTTCGCGGCTTTCTTCAAGAAATCGGCAATCTCGGTCGGATTGGTATCGACGAGCGGCAGCGGCTTGGGCTGCGCAAGAACTATGGTGTCGTCGGTGTGGGAGTGAAAACCTGGGCGGGAGTAGTCCATAAGTTCCTCAAAAATAACGAATTTCTTTCTTGCCGGGGAACTGGTTGAACTCCAACCACTTCTCACTAAACGGCACCAAAACATCCTTTTGCACCGGCAAGGCTACATGAGGGTTCGTCATCATGTCCAGCCCGCGGCCTATCAGCCCGCAAACGTCCGCCGCATCGTCCCATCGGCCGGCGGGGAATTTGACCAACTGCTCGATCACTCGAGTCGCCCATTTACGGTTGATCGGAAACACGATCTGCCCCGCCTGGTAGCGCGCATGGAACGATTGCAGTTTGGCCCCCTTGTCCTGAATGCTGGGCAGAGATTCGATTGTGACGAACGTGTTGCTCTCGCACATCGCGCGCCGGATCGCGGGGCCGATCGCTTTGTCGATCAGGCCGCCTTCGTTCCACCACATCTGCGGTTTCCATTTTTGGGCAAGCCGAATGAACGCCTCGATTGATTTGTCCGTCTCGTACTGACCATACCACCAATCGAGGCCGTACAGATACGAGTCCGTCCCCAAACCAAAAATCCCATGCTCCGTGAAGTCGGGCTCTTTCTTGCCTTTCCTCGGTTCCATCGTCGCATAGTCGCTGCTTCCATAGATGGTAAGCAGTTCCGGCATCCCGTCCAGTTTACGCGGATCAGTCGTAATCAGCATGACGGAACCCCCGCGGCAGATCCGGATTGTAGAACCTGAACCCCTCCCGGTTGAAGTGAATGCCCGCATCCGGCGCCGGTCGCTGCTGATACAGCGCCGCCCATGTGCGCGCCGCGCGCGGGTTGTTCCGCCAAGGAGCCCAGTGCTTCTCGCCGCCGAACCATTCGTTCCACAGGAACTCGCCTGGCTTGCGGCCCAGTGGGTCGTCCGGATGTTCCGCCTCCGCGGGACAGCAGATGACGCGCCACGTCTGCCCGTCGCGGCATGGTATTAAGCCGCTCTCACCATTGTAATCTAGTGGCAGGATGCTGCCAGCAAGATCTTCCTCATGCCATCGAGTCATAATCAGGATGCAGGATCCTTTCGGTAACAGACGCGACAGTGCAGTGTCAATGTACTCGTCGTAGGTTTTGCTTCGCAGGGTCGGGCTGTCCGCGGCCTCGCGATTCTGCACCGGGTCATCAATGATGACCAAGTTGGCGCGGTTGCCGGTGATGCCGGCCAGCAGGCCTGCGGCCATGTACTCGGATCCGTTCGACAAGGCCCACTCGTCAGCTGCGCCCTTTGTGATCTGCGGCCGCTCTTTCCAGATGCTCGAGTACGCCGGCGTCGCGCACAGCGCGCGGGCTTTCCGCGACTGCTTTATGGCGATGGTGGAGGCGTAGCTTGCGTTTATCACGCGAAACCCCGGGTCCCGCCCCATGAAATACGGCGGCGCCACTACGTCCGTATACGTCGATTTGGCGCTGCCTGGGGGAAAGAACATCATCAACCGGCCGTCGTCCTCGGCGACAGTTTCTTGGATGGCCGTCATCATCAAGCGGTGCAGCGGCGCAATGCTCGACTCTATCGTCGGATACTCACCATCCCGATCCGAGTCCCAGTAGGATGAATTGCGCTCGTCGTTCGGCACGGGCTTGCCGGGGATGTCGATCGCGGTTGAAAACCCAAGCAGCGACGCGCGCCCGCGCTGGCGCCTGATCTTCTCAGCTGCGGCGGCGGATCGGGGTACGCTCATTTCAATAGAGGATCTTCATCAACCGACTCCGCGCTAGGTTGAACGCCATCGTAGATGCTCGGAAGGGTCGCAAGGGCAGAATCAAAATCAAAATCTTCTGAGGTTGCGAGTACCGCGTCCTCCGCACCAACAGCAAATCGGGTTTGGCCGCTACGGATTGCTGTAAGCAATTCATCTTCCTCCATCGCATAAAGTTGGGCCGCCAGCTTGCGCGACGCGGGAAGGGTAATCGTTGCGGTAAGCGGCTTGCCCCATCCCCGATCCAGGATCTCTTTGGCGGCGTGAACGCGGTCGGCGTCTTTCTCGGCGTCCTCCATAACGGACGCCAGGACGGTGATAGCCCGTTCCGTGTGTTGCCGCGCGAGCGCGTCAGCGGTCCGGACGTTGGCGGGGGCAAGCGCAGTGTTCTTAGGAACATCGTCATTCTCCATCGTGAGCGCACCCATGCCCTTGTCCGCGCCACAGCGCCTCGAGTTCGCGCAAATCCATCGCGGCGTCCGCGACTCCGTGCCAGTCCTTGGTTTCGACCTTCATCAAAAGGTATGCGGTGTACTGCGCGTGGCGGGCGGTGTAAGTAGCTAAGTTCATTTCGTTTTGGGTCCTTCCGTTCGGAAGCCGGGGTAGGGTTCGTTATACAGGGGTCGCGGATCGCGGGCAACAACCCGGACAATCATATGCTGTTTGCATACCCCATACGGTCGGCTCTCAAGAGCATCTAAAGCCGCTTAACAATTCCTTGAGCGCCTAAAAGCGGGTTCGAAGGGGTGGTTTAACAATAATTTTTTCTGCCGGGAATCGAAGGGGTGGTTTAACAATAATTTTTTCTGCCGGGACTCGAAGGTTGGTGTTGCAACATAGATCGCGCCTTCCCCCAGCCGTGAACCTGGGTCCCCAAAAGGGGGGACCCCCGCCCCTTCCCTTATGGCGCGTATAGCGTGTCGCGCGTGTTGCGCGCAAACAACAAAACGCAAATAAAGTTAAATTGAGCATTCAGACGGTTAAAACCGCTATTTAACAATAATTTTCCGTTGCCAGCTGAACCGACGCCCCAGGCGCGTGTCGCGGTAACAGTTGGGTAACAGTTGGGTAACAGATGGAGCTCCGGAAAAACCCTAAGAAAATCATAAGAGTAACAGTAGTAACAGTAGTAACAGTAAATTCTATATTCTCTTGTATCTTTCGTCTCTGTCAGCACAGCGACTGTATGTATATCGGCTGAGAGCCATACGTAATAGCGGTATCTACAGCGACATGAAATCCCGAAAAACACTGTTACCTACTGTTACCCTTTTGATTCTAAAAGACTTTTTTCATTTCGGCTTTCTGTTACCCAACTGTTACTGCTGTTACTACTGTTACCGAGCCGAACCGGGGTCCGCAACCGGAAATAATGTTAACTGACAATTTTTGGTACAAAAGTGACGCTCGAGGTCAAAATGTGACGTAAATTGTCACTTAACAGACGGCGAAACCGCGCAAGCAGGCGCCCGGTAGGCGAAATCGGCGTTTGGCACGGCGGATGCATCTATCTAGGGGACTATCCCATTTTTTCATTAGGAGCAAAGCGCCAATGATTCTCTCTCAAGAAATGGATCCGCTAGACAAGGTAATCACCGAACTGCGTGAGTGCATTGCCGACACCGACAAAGCACTCGACAAGGGCTATTGGCATAGCGTCATAGGCTACGCCGACGTAGGGCTAACAGCCGTCGCACAGTACACGTTGTGCCGTGATGAAGGCTTCGACGAACCCTACTGTGTGTTTGACGGCTGTCAATCCGCTGATGCTTGGGTAGGCGCGGTGGAGCGTCAGTTCATAGCGGCGCGCGATATGGCTAACGAAATGCTAGGAACACTGTAATGGCAATCCGACTATTCACACATGACGATTTGCCGGCGGGCGCCGAGTTCCACGGCGGGTTCGCCACTATGACGGATTTCGGCAAGTACCTGGTGGAAGAACTCCGCGAATACTCCGACGACGTGGAAGGCGATTTCCTTCAAGATTTCATGCGGGGCGACC